GTAGACCCGCATATGCAGATCATCTCGGGGCACCTCAGCGCCATCGGCCCAGACCCGTCCAACGCGGCTAATCTCGCCCTCACAAAGCCCCAGCGCCAGCGACACCGAATAGCTATAGCTCGTCACCGTCGGTTGCGCAGGTGCCCCCCCTTTACCACCACCGCCACTGGTGGACGCGCGCTCCAAGAACCGCGAGGCCCAGATTACCTGCCCCCCAAGGCGCATCCCGCCCCAAAGCCGCGCAACTGCATCGCCCTCGCCGGCTCCCGCCAGCCGAAATCGATCCACGCGGCCCGTCTCAACAGGCTCTGCCCCCGCGCCCAGCAACCGCGCATCAAGCGCTCGCCCCAGCGTCGCCCCCACCGCGCGCCCAATCACCGTCGAGGTCAGCCCCAACGCACCACCCCCAATCGCGCCGCCCGCCGCCGCTCCAACTGCCGAAAGAACTATCGTCGCCATTAGATCATCCCTCCAAGTGCTGTCACCGACGGAAACCGAAACCGCGCCACGATTCGGCGCGCCCATGGGCCACTCAGCGCATTCTCCACCACGCCATGCCCTGCGTAAGCATGGACAAACCTAGGCGTCGGTCCGACCTCAGACTGAATGCCCAAATGCTTGGCCACAGCGCCCGCGCGCATCCGAAAGAGGATCACATCGCCCGGCTTGGCCGCGTCGGACGCTACCTCAATCAGATGCGCTTGCGCCGCCGCGCGCAGCACCTCGCGCCGCTGCGGCTCGTCCCAATCAGCCGAGTATCGCGGCACAACCACAGGCTCCGCTCCCTCGACGACGCGCCACACCCCGCGCAACAAGCCCAAGCAATCGCAGCCCGCGCCTTGAACACTCGCGCCGTGCAAATAGGGCGTGCCAATCCAGCCCTGCGCCTCGGCAACAACCCGCGCGCTCACGTGCGGCTGCCGCCATCATGGACGCCTCCTTGGGCAGGATAAGCCATCAGCCAATCCTCGCCCGGAACATGCGGGAAGCCCTGAAAATTCAACAGATTATGGAACTTCAGCCGACAGGTCTCAGCCCGTTTATCGCATCCCGCCTCCAGCCGCACCCGATCCCCAACTGCAACCTCAGCTCGAAGCCCCTGCCACAACTCAATCTCGCGCGTGTCCTCCAGCCAGCGATCCGCCTTCACGATCCCGACCAGCCCCTCCGCAGCTCCATCCAGCACCAATGCCCGCCCGCGCTCAAACCAGCGCAAATCAAACCCCTCCAAGGGCGCAAACCGCAACACGCGATCATCGTCCGCCTCGACAACCTCAGCCTCAACCGAATACCCCGCAGCCTCCAAATCCACGCCACATGCCGCGTCGCCCAAGATCGCCGAGCATCCCTTCTGAAACACACGTCCCTGCGGTGCACCCAACGCCTCAGCAAGCCCTCGCAATTCCGCCTCAAACGCACCGCCACTCTCGGTGATCTCACCCAAAGTTCCGCGAAACACCGCCCGACGCGCGCCCACATCCGCCCAGTTCACCTGCCAAATTACGACCTCCGCGCCGTCATAACGCCCCGCTCGAATGTCCCGCGCCCGGATCGCAGAATGGCTCAGAACCCCCAACGCTTCCGAGTTATCAACCGCCAGCCCATTGCCCTGCTCCAGCGCCCGCGCCGTCATCCCACCATCGGCGCGAAACGTGATCCCGTCAAAGACAAGCGCTTGATCATGATCGGTAAATCCCAACACCAAACCATCTCGCCGCGTCACAGCCCAGACCCGACACACCGTCGTTAGCCCCGTTTTTAGATGCGCCAGAAGCGCCTCTTTGCCCGCGCTCATACCCGCACCTCAACCACCGGCACGTTAGGCATGTCACCTGCCTGAAACGACGAGACCGAGGTCGCGATTCCGTCCGTGTCAAACCGCACTGGAACGTCAAACTCAAACCCCGCGGTGACATGCGCCTCCACATCCGGAGGATCCACAAATGTCACCGTTCCCGCTGCCGGATCGACACTGTAGTGCACGTCCTCGGCCAACTCGATCGGCCCCACGCCCACTTTCACCGTTCCCGCTATTGGCTTCGAGATTGGGCGCACATACCGCGCCTCGCCCGACGCATAGGTCTTGTTCAACGGGAACACGGTTTGAACGCCGTTTCCAACCCCAATCGCTTGGTCATCGAACGCCACAACGCCCGAGGGCAGGCACGACTTGAAATCCGCCCAATCTTTCCAGCGAAACCCGAATAGCTGCCCCTGCCGCGCCTCGAAAAAAGCGATCAAGTCCGCAATATCATCCAGGCTCCGCAACCCCACGCCCGCATCATAACGCCGCCTTGCATTGGCCCAGGGCGTGTTGCGCTCTTCAAATCCATTGGCGAGCGTGACCACGTCCGTGCGCCGCTCCGGCCCACCGACCGACCCAAAGCTCAAGTTTGCGGGAAACCGCACTTCATGAAAGGCCATCCGCCCACCTCCAATAAATTCAATAGGTTAAACGTCGTTCAGCGGTTACGAGCGCCTCGGCTCAAAGCCTTGCTCATCTCTGCCGCGATCTGGCTACGCGACCGCCGGAAGCTCTCTGCATCCGGCGATGAGATATTCATCACCACCTGCACAGGTCGCCCGCCGCCTGCACTCACAAGCGCCCATCAGCGCCCCGCGTCAGCGGCATGATCGCCTCCGGTCCAGCCTCGCCCATAAGGCCAAGCCCACCGCGCATCGGAAAATTTGTCGGCCCCGTGACGACGCCGCCCTTGGCAAAGGGCATCACCCGGCCTTGGGCAAACGCGCCGCCACCCGCAAAGGGCAATATCCCAGAGGCCAACGCATTAACGCCATTGGCCAAAGCCCCGCCCAGCGCGTTCTGCACAGGCCGCATCGCCGCAGAATACGCCGCATCCGACATCGATTTTGCCACGCCGCGCAACGCATCCGACAGCTTCATGCCATCAAAGGCCACGCCATCAAACGCGCGTCGCAACCCGCTGCCAAACCTGGTCGAAAGCGTGCCTACTTCGCGCCCAGTATACAGCATGCTGTCGCGCATCCGCGCCAACTCAGCGTCAAACGCCGCCGTCACCGCCGCCGCATCGCCAAGCCGTCCCTCCAGGCCCTCAAGCCCATCTTCAAAGCCGTCCAGATCATTCATGATGCCGTCCTCTCTTTCGTGTCAGGAAAGGCCGCAGCCAATTCTTCCAGCCGCGAACGTCCCAAGGGTGCCTCGCGCGCCTCTGCCCCCAACATCACCAGAAGTTCCGCCGGGGTCAGTGCCCAGAACGCCGCCGGGCTCAGGCGCAAGTCATGCAGCCCCAGCCGCATCAGCCCCGGCCAATCCATGATCGCCTTCATGTATTCGGAACCGCGAAACTGCGCGCCAAAAGCTCGGCGGCCGCCCGCGCAGCTTCCACCGGGCCACCCGAAATGTCGGGCTGCGCCAAGTCGCGTGCATCCCCAGTCCAGCCACCGCCCGACAGCCCTGCGGCCAGCAACGCAATCACATCACGCGCTCCGTAGTGCCCCGCCTCAAACCGCTCTACCAGCGCAACAAGGCTTTCGGCCTCAAGCGCCGTTTCCAGCTCTGCCAATGCGCCCAGCGTCAGCTTCATCAGGTGGCGCTGGCCGTTCACAACCAGCGCCACCTCACCTGCATAAGGGTTCGCCATTATAGCGCGTTGAAGCTCAGCTGACCCGCCGAGGCGAGCGACAACTCATACGTCGCCTCCCCGTCATGCGCGCCTGCATATTCAACCGAGGTGATCATAAACTTCCCCTCAACCACGCCAAAGTCTGGGATAATCACCTGAAATTCCGGCACTTCCCCGTCAAAGAAAATCTGGCGCGCACGCTCATCTGTGCCTGCATCGCGAAACACGCCCGAGCCAGAGATCGCCGCCGACTTTACGCCCGCACCGCCCAGTAACTCGCGCCACCCGCCCGCACTTTCCAGTGAGGTCACATCAACGCTCTCTGCGTTGAACGTGATCCGCGTGGCGCGCAGCCCAGCAATCGTCTCGAACTGGCCTGTTCCAGTCAGATCGAGTTTAATCAGCAAGTCTTTGCCTTTTTGAACTGTCATGGTGCCCTCCAAGAGCTGTTAAAAGTCGTCAATCCGCGCTCGAAACCGCAAATCAATCCGTCGTTGCTGGCCACCTTTCAGCCGAGTGGCGCGGGTCTTAAACAGGCTCAGATCGCTCAACGCGCCCCGATCCAGCGCCAGATCCGCCCCAATCAAAACATCCGAGATCGCCGCTGCTGCCACTTTCGCGCCCACAAATCCCGCCGCAGAACTCACCACCGAGACGGTGAAATCGTGGCGCGACAAAGCCCCTGAGCTATCGCCTCGCGAGCGCACATCTTCAGGCCCCAAAATCGCATAGGTCTGTGGCAAAACGCCCGCTGGCATCGCATCGAAAATTGCCCCGCCGAGCGCTGCCGTCACCGCCGTATCGGCGCTCAGCGCGCCAAACACTGCCGCCTGCAACGCGGCCCCTGCGCCATAGCTCATGCCGCGACCTCCTCTTGGGCAAAGCAGGTCAGAAACCGCGCGCCTTCGTCCGCCTCAGCAACCGCCAAGATCCGAAACACCCGCGTCCCATCCCGAAAACGCTGATCAGGTCGAGGCCGCGATGGCGCTCCCACCGCTGCCCCGCGCACCGTGATCCGAAACGAGGCGCGCGCCACAACAGCGTCGCCCTGCCGACCTTCCCGGCCCGAGCGCGCATCAACCGCCGCCCAAAGCGTGCCCAGCGCTGTCCAGCTTGTCTCCAACCCGCCAGCGCCATCTCCAACCTCAACCCGCTCTTCCAGAACCAGCGGTCGGTTCAACCGAAACCCGCTCATCGCACCGCCCCGCAAAGCCCTGCCCGCACCGGACGGTAGCTCTCCAGCAACGCCGCGACGCCGGCTGCCAGGCCTCCATCGCCACCACTGCGCTGCTCATAAAACCGCGCGGCCTGCATAAAAACGGCTTGCGCCAAATCCGCAGGCACCGCTTCCCAGCTCGCGCCAAACCCGGCAACCAGATCAATCTCCAGCCGTCCCAAACGCGGCACCGGTGGCAACAGCCCCAGCGGTTCTAGTCGCGCCACACGCCCATCCAGAACCAACCGCCAGCCGCCCGCGGCGACCTCGCTTGCGACACCATCCCCGTCGACTATCCGCACCGATGTGACCGCACTCACCGGCGACACCGGCAACATCTGCCCCGCCCGATCACGCCAACGCCCAGCGCTAAACCGAAAGCCTCGGCTCAGCACCGCAACGCCCGCGCGCTGCTCAACCAGCGCCAAAGAAGCTCGCAACGCGCTTTCCAGAACACCGTCCTGCAACGCGTCATCGGCAAAGCCCGAGCCCAGCCGCAAATACTCCCGAAACGCTGAGATCGGTAAAACCGCCTGCGGTACAGGGACCAATTCAATCACCATGAAACATCTCCCCCATGTCCCGCCCGCTTGCCAAATAGTTGAAATTATTAAAGATGTGCTGCCCTACCCCGCTCGGACGGAGGGAACAGCTAGACAGGGCAGGCCCGCACACCAACATCAGCCCGGACGCCGCAAAACGCCGGGCCGATCGCGATCGGCGCCTAGCTCAGCGCGAATTTCAGAACCTTGATCGCCGCGAAATCTGTAACATCGCCGCCCACGCGCTTGGACGCATAGAACAGCACATTCGGCTTGGCTGAGAACGGGTCACGCAGGATGCGAATGTCAGGACGTTCGGCAATCGTATACCCAGCCTCGAAGTCGCCAAACAGAACGCTCGCCGAGCCAGACGCGATGTCCGGCATGTCTTCCGACACCATTACCGGATAGCCCAGCAGTCGGGCAGGCTCGCCCGCGCTCAAGCCGTCAGACCACAAGAAGCGCCCATCTGCGTCCTTGATCTTGCGGACGACACCTGCGGTCTTCGAGTTCATCACGAAGGTCGCATTGGCGCGGTAGCGAGCGCCCAGCGCATAGACCAAATCGACCAGTGCGTCGGCCGGGGCGGTGCTATTGAAATCTCCGTCCGATCCGGTGGTGACATAGCCCAGCGAGTTCCAAGCCCAGGTGTCATTGTCGATCAGGGTATGGGCCAGCACACCTTTGGGCTTGTCCACGCCGTCGCCGGCAATGAATGACGACGCTTCTGATCGCGCGAACTTCTCGGCAATCCGCGCCGACAGCCAAGCTTCAATGTCAAAGGCACTGTCATCCAGCAGCCGCTGCGAGGCCTTTGGCAACGCCGACAACTCATGCAGCGGGATCGAGATGCGATCAATCTGCGGGGTGTCCGTCTCAGTCAGCGCAGAAGTCTCATTGGCCCAGCCCGAACCGATGTCGGTGTGATCGACCAGAACGTCATAGGACACCGCCTCAACTGTCACCACTTGCGCGATGCCGCGAAGCGAGGCCATGTTGCGCATCACTGTCTTCACAGTATCTGCGGTCTGCGGGTCCACCAGATAGCCGCCGTCCGCCGCAACCGCGCCCGACATTGCCTTTTCTTCCATGGCGAGGCCGCGCAGGGCGTCATCATCGCCCGATCGCACATAGGCCTCGAAGGCCTTTTGATGTGGTGCATCCTGGGACACGGCACCCGACAAAGCAGAGCGTGCAGATTTGATATGGGTCTTACGGTCAAGCATGGAAATTCGCTCTTCTTGTTGTTGCATACGGTCATGTAAATCGGCCTGCATGGCCTTGAAATCTTGAACAAATCCGGTAAGCGCCTCACGGACGCCTAGAACCTGAGGGTTGTTGGATTTCAACTCAACCGGGGTCGAAATCGCCCCGACACAAGACGTGGTCTCGCCTAAGTTCATCATGCTCTCCTTGATGAATGCCTTTGAAAATTTTGGGGATAGTCAGCCCAGCCCCGCCATCGTTCGACGGGCCGCTTCCAGCGCCTCCGCCAGATCGTGCAAACTGTCGCCCGGGCCATCGCCCTTGCCGCCCAGTCGCGCTTGATGAAGCATCGGGAAGGTCACAACTGACACCTCCCAAAGCTCCACCTCTTGCAGTAGGCGGTGGCCCCGGGTGTCTTTTCCCGAGCTCACCGTTCGGTAGCCAATCGACAGCCCGTCAATCGCGCCCGCCTTGATCAAAGCAGACGCCTCTCGACCACGGGCAACGCCGTCTAGGATGCGCCCTTTTACCCGCAGGCCCGTGCCGTCTTCCTCAACCTCGTCCCAGACACCGATCGGTTCGCGTGGGTCGTGCTGCCACAGCATCTTGATGCCACGTCCCGCTTTGGCTGCGCGCGACAGCGAGGCCGCATAGGCTCCCGCCTCCACCACATCGCCGCCTTGATCCGGGGCTCCAAACAGGCTGGCATACCCCTCGATCCGCAGATCATCTCCCAGCTCTGAGCCGGTCTCGACCTGACAGAACTTCAGCTCCAGTCCCGTCTCCAGGCTGGTCATATAAGGCATCTCGCCCATGCTACTCTCCTTCAGGAAACTTCGTGCTACGGCAGGATCAAAAGCGATGCTGCCGCGTCCGCCAGAACCACCCCTGCGATCCCAACAATCGTCAACCACATGCGCTTCTCTACGCGCTGCAGAACGCACTCCATGGTCTTGAGCCGGAACTCCAAGGCCAGCCAGCGTTCGGCCATCACGCGCTCATAGGCGTCCAGCTTATGGTCCGAAACGCAAACTTTGGTGGCACACTCAAATGGCTCGTAAAGGAAACGAGACCCACTTCGAGGTGTCTCGCTCATGCTGCCTCATCCTCGATCGGCAATCCCAAGAAGGCGCGTTTTTCCGCACGGCTCAAGAACTCCGCAGCACCAACCCGGTTCCACAGCGCATCCCGCTCAGCGGCCAAGGCAGGGACGCCGTCCGGGTCCGGCGACACCGCCACGCCAGCCCCCTCAAACCCGTCCAGCCAAGCGCTTACCGCCTCCGTGACTTTACGCGCCAATGGCAGCACCGTCAGGCGGTAGAACGCCCGGTGCGCTTCCGCATAATTGGCGTACGTCGCATCGCCCGGAATTCCCATAAGCATCGGCGGCACACCAAAGGCCAAAGCAATCTCGCGCGCGGCGGCCTCCTTGGTCTTCTGGAATTCCATGTCCGAGGGCGAGAACCCCATAGGCTTCCAATCAAGCCCGCCTTCCAGCAACATCGGCCGCCCGGCGTTGCGCGCGCCCTGATGGTAGTTCTCCATTTCGACCTGAAGCCGCTCGAACTGATCCGGGCTTAGCCCACCTGCTCCATCGGGCCCATTATAGATAATCGCGCCCGAGGGCCTTGCTGCATTGTCCAGCAGCGCCTTGGACCAGCGCGTCGCCGCGTTATGCACATCCATCGCACTTGCAGCCGCCTGCATTGGAGACAACCCGTAGTGGTCGTCTTGGGGATGGAAGCTCTTTACATGTAAGATCGGGGCACGCCCGCCCGTCACATCAAATCGATGTTTCTTGGCCCCCACGACATAATCATAAGCCATCGGCCAGCCATCCGCGCCCGGCACAACCTGCATCCGGTCACTGCGTAAGCAATGCAGCTCCACCGGCAGGCCCTCTTCAGCGGCTACCGCCTCCAAGTATCCGTTCCCGGTCAGCAAGATCTGCGCATAGAGCGCTTCAAACAGGTCGATGCGTCCTTGGCCCGCATTGGGCCGCGACAGCAAGCCCATCACTGGGTGCACCTCATAGCGCCGTGCACTGTCCTGACAGACAAGCGGTAAAGACGCCGCCGCCTCCGCGATCATCTTGACCGAGCGAAAGCCCACGGGATTGCCCGCGAAGCCATTGCGCGTCAGGCTCGCAGCATCACGCGGCGTCCAAGCCACGCGACCACCTCCGCCGCCCATTGCACCCATTGCCACAACTCGTCCCGTGGCACTTGCCTTGACCTGCGGAACCTCCCGCGCGGCTCCTTTGAAGAGGTTGAAAACCATTCACCTGTCCCCTTTTGGGTCTGATGTTTGGGCACGACAAAAAAGGCCACACGCCAAACGTGCGGTCCATCTCACCAACCCAAATCTACCTAATTACAAAATCCGCATACGCGGCGCGCTGCCCCCGCCCGTGGGCGCAATCATCAACGCATGGATCGCCCACACTAACGCATCGAGGCGATCTGGAGAGGCCGCACCTCGAAATCCCTGTACCGTCATCCGGCACATCTCGTCCTCCAGCGCCGGAAGGCCCCGGACATGGCTCACCCGGCCTTGCTCATAGAGCGCCGCCACAGGCTCCGCCCGCCGCGCCTTCCCTTTAGTGGCCCGCACTTGGGTCACAGGCAA